GCCATCACCTGGCTACACTGCCATTGTTCTAAATCTATTTGAAGGCCCAATGTGTTACCGAGAATCGCAATCTCAAATGGGGCGTTGTGTGCTCTGATTATGCCTGTGCGATCGACTAGAAAAGGTACCAGCTCCAGAGGTATGCTATATGGGTCTCTCAATGTGTCCCATAGGCGGGGGGCGTCGTTTCCGACAGCCCACCCAAGCATTAAAGATCTAGTTGAAGCGTGGCGGGAGTAAATATCCGCGCCGCGCTTCTTTAGATCCACCTCGGAAAAGGTTTCAAAATCTAACCACAGGACGTCGCTAGAACAGGACTTCATCGCCTACGATCGCGGGTTGATTACCGGCTACCGGCTGCCCAGGCTGTACCCCCGGTTGGTATATCGGAGGCTGTACCGCTGCAGGTTGGGGCATCGGCTGCTGGTACACAGGCTGCTGTACTGGTGCCGGCTGCTGGTACACAGGATGAGGCTGTGCCACTGGTTGAGCGTACATTTCACCGTGGGCGTGTTGCGCCTGAACTGGCTGCTGGTACACAGGCTGCTGTGATGGCTGCCCCAGGTTGACGCCTCCTGGCTGCGCTGGTGCTACTGGCTGAGCGGTTGACGGTCCCGCGCCCTGAACCCCTGCGAAAGCGGATCCCGAATCTGGACTAGCGTTACCTAAGCGCTCATTGTCCCCGGTCTTCATCACCCCATATACATCAGAGTTAATCCCCCCGGTTCCGCCCTTGTAAGCGTAGAAATTTACGTGCATACGGGCATTACAGCCGTCGTACACATCACCCTTATCGATAACCGGGGTGTTAGCGTCTAGCAATACCTTTGGTGCGCCGTCCTCTTCAGGTCGGCTACATCCCAGGATATATTTATCTGCATAAAATGGATCGGTTGGGAACCTTACCGCGCCATCCATGAGACAAGATTTCTTTCCGTATGGAAGGATTGCTAAGCCCCCTGGAACCGGTGATGGTCCTGCGCCCTCAAGGGTCATCGCTATCGCGTTGTACCGCGTTATTAAGTCTGCTACCTGAGGATCTAGCTTACTGACAACTAAGGACCCCCCATACTTAAGAGGGTTGGCCGGGTTGTTCTGAAACCGGCGTGCTGTCCATAATGAACGGACGTAAAGTAACCGCCCTTCAGGTGTTACGAATGCTTCTGACATGATTCTTCTCCTGTACTATTAAAAATTTAAGTGGCCGCATACCGGCGCGGCCTTACCGTTGAATCCTTACTTTTTCTCGGGGGCTTCCCTGGCTGCGTCTTTATGTCCTTTCAGCTCCGACAGCGCCTCCATAATGATGTTAATCCGTCTGGTGGCCTCCTCGCGCCGGGGTCCCGTCAAATGCCACGACTTTCTTTTCGTGGGTCACTACAACCCAATCAAACCCGTGGGCTCTTGCTTCTTCGATCGCTCTCTTAAGTTTCATGCTCTTCTCCTATAAAAATGTTGGAATTTCCGGAACAGGATCCGCCGGTTCTATCTCGGCAAAGGCTAGGGCTGAATCAAATACCATAGCTTCTCCCCTGGTTTCAGCGGTTACCAGCTTTTCAGCGCCGGGGCGTTTTTCCCATAACTTATTTACGTTGTCTTTTTTCTTGTCGCTAAACTCCTTAAATTTTTCGAGTTTCTCGATCTGAGCCGGGGAGACCAGTTTCATGATCTCGGTTTCATCTTTGTTAAAGCCTCGGCTCTTCAATAACTTGTGCATTTCCTCCTCGCTATGCACCCATTTTCGAGATCCTGAGCCCCTGATGATCTTGTACCCCTTGATACTCAGACCCCTTCGGATCCTGGCCAGCGCCTCAACTCTCGCGTCTGCCATTACTGATTCCAGCAAAGGCAGCTTGTCCAGCAAGGATGCTAGGACGTCGTCAGACAGATTAGCAACACTACTAAGCGCCCCCGACGTTTCCGCCTGCTGGGCCATCGCGAAGGCGTCAGATGTGTGCTTTTCCAGCTCGGAAAACCGGGCTGTACATTCTGACTTTCCCTTGCAAAATTTGCAGTGATCACCCGGGGTCAGTTGAGGGTTAGAGGTAATTTCCCCTAGCTTAACAGCCATCCCAGCCCAAATATGCTGTGCCTCTCCTACTGTCAGGGAGTGAATGGATATTGGGGCGCCCATTGGTAACCGGGGTTGTAGGATGGCTAGCGTGATGTTAATGATCCCCTTCAATTGAAGAGTAGCGATCGCACCTGCAGCGTATGCCAACAACTGAGAGTTACCGATAGGGGATACTGCATACTTGCCATACTTGAAGTCAGCTATGATCAAGTGCTCCTCCTTAACCAGGATTATATCTGAGGTGCCCCAGGTTTCTGAGTTCCCTAGAATGGCCGCGGGATCGACTGCAGCCTCAACGTATAGTTTGTAGCCTTTTTTCGTTAAATTTTCGACCCAACGTACCGCTTCCATAACCCCCGCCATCATGTCGCGCGGTTCGGAGCCTTCAGGGTTACCCCCGAGTAAAATTTTCTCCAGTAATTCATGTGCCCTGGTTCCTTCGCTCGCGGCGGAGGATCCAGAGTCCGTTTTCCCAAGTTCCGCCGCGTAGCTACCTGTACAGGCTAACCGGCGGGAGAGTGAGGAGGGGCCGTTTGGTGCGTGGCCCCGATCCGCGTGGTTTTGTTCTACCATTACGCCACCGGTACCAGTGCCTGAACTGCTGCTAACAATGCAGGGCGGTTTTGCAACGGGATGTCAGCCAACGTAGCCCCACCATATTGAGGGAATAACGACAGAATCTGGTTATACCCGCCTGCTGGTAACCGTGCTACTACACCTTGTAGGACCACGTTGCAGGCATCATCTGACACATCAGGGCCGGCTAATGGTGCCGGTTGCTGTACTGGTGCCGGTTGCTGTACTGGCTGCTGTATCGGCTGCTGTACTGGCTGCTGTATCGGCTGCTGTACTGGCTGCTGTATCGGCTGCTGTATCGGCTGCTGTACTGGCTGCTGTACTGGCTGCTGTACTGGCTGCTGTATTGGTGCCACGGTGTTAGGATCCGGGAGCACTTCAGGTGCTGATCCCGGACCGTCGCAAATGGCCGCTTCTCCGACGCCAAATGCGTTTGCAAAGTTCGCGTTTAGTGCTGAGATTGATTCGTTCAATATCAATACAGCGGCGGTGTTTTTCTTGATCTCGTTTTCTATGCTCATTTGTAACTGTCCTTTATTGCCGGGTTTAGCGATAGCTTGATGCTACCGTTGTTAAATTCTGCGATCAACTTACGTATGACCGCAGCGGGTTTCTCTTCGAGACGTTCACAAATTTTCAGGAACGCTTCATAATCGGGTGTAGGAATGGCCGTTGAAATCTTGCTCTTTCCTGGGCTTTGTGCGGTTGCCATCTTGTGGCCTCCTGTAGTGTTAAAATATAGAAAGGTCAGTGTACTGCTTTAAGCTCATAGTGTCAACTCCTTTCCGCTAGTATTCACTTAGAGGCGGCGGCCCCCCTTTCCCGGTTCTCAGACGCTGCGATCTCCCAGCCTAGGCGCTGGATAAAGTCTCGCTGTGCGTCTAACCGGGACCGGCGGGATTCTAAGAGCCGGTTGCGCCCCTTAGTAGCCTCGATACGCGCGGTTAAGGTGTCAATCTCAGCCTTCAAAAATTCCAGGGCTCCTACTGATATCTCAACTGTAACCGAGAATCTAACCTCCCCCGGGTCCGCAGCGCATAAATCCGGATGTATGCTCAGATCAGACAATTCCTCTAAGTCGGGCAGTCGTCTGTTGATCGTTAAAAATGTCATAATTTTATTCTCCTATGTTTAGCCTAGTGGGTTCTCGCATGCTTCGGTTACGCCTGCGACACATACCTCAGTAAAATCATTCCGGAGCCGTGCGGCCGCTTCTCGCTGGCCTCGTGCTGAGTTGTGGTAAGCAATCTGCCTCGCGACGGGTTGCGGGCTCCATGGTTTCTTCCTGGCTTGCTTCGCTGCCAGCTCCAGTCCCTTACGGAACCGCTTAAGGCGATCGTATTCGTTGATCACTTTAAAGCGGTAACCGGGGCCATTGAATACCACGTATTCTTGAGCCAGGTTAGCGATCCCGACGTCTGCAAAAATTATTGCCCGATCCACTTTCTCTAAAAGTTCCGGTGTTACTGTATTAATAGTCATGATCCTTCCTTATCAGTCTGTATCCATTGGGTCGCTAGCTCGTCTGCTCGGGCCTTCCAGTGAAGGGCCTGATCCGGATCCACGATGGCTAGCAGTTCAGCGAGGTTCCTTGCTTCCCAGAGCTTACCCTGGGTCAGCGCCGGTTCTAGTCGTGGAGCCGGTTCTGGCTGTCTCTTCAGTGCGTCGAAGTCGGTCACCCCGTTCTCGAAAGCATCCACCCCTTCAAACCAAGACCGTGCCACTGATATCAATCGCTCTCTGATTGCTATCTCGACCAGGTCCCCAACCCGTGATCCCGGGGGAGCCGAGACTAGGTCTTCTACGTATGCCAGGCTGTGCTCTGAAGCAAGGCAAGTTATCAAGTCGTGGAAATGCGTTGGTACAAATGATTTAGCTATCTGGACCAGCCTATCATCAGGGCATGGGCTATCTAATAAGGTTGCGCGCTCTTTGCCCAACTTGAGCAGCAATTTGTGTCGTATATCGTTATATGTTCGTGTCATGATTTTCTCCTAAAATTTAAGTTTTTATGTGCAGATCCAATACGCCCGGCCATCGCTGTAAATGTATCGGCAGTATGACTCGGTTTGTGCGGCCAGCTCAGCTGTATCGGCGAAGGCGGCCAGTGGCAGTGTTACCAGTAAGATAAGCGCTAGGATCAGTAGTAAAAGGACAGCTAATGCTGTTAGGGATGATCTCATGTCGTTCTCCAAAAATTTATTGATGTTAAGTAATTGTGGCGGCCCTCGGTTATCGAGAGCCACCGGTTAAGGGTTGGTTAGTGCAGGCCCACACACTCATCTAGGAACGTTGAGATATGGCCGGTGCGTTGTTCGATCAACAACGGGTTGCTTTGTGCGCCGGTAGGCTTAACGGCCTCAGTACAGGCGTTTAACAGTCTCCAGGCTGTGAAGCCCTGCTCTGCATGTTCATCGTGGCTAGGTGATGTCCACTCATTAGCAGCCTTGCCCAGCTGCGGAGCTGACAGCCCGCCGCGTCTGAATATCTCAACCAGGGCAGCATCTCCAGCCCGTGGTGCGATGTCAGTGTTACGGTATCTCTCGAACCGTTGTACGTTACGTTCTGCTTCTTCAGGGATCAGGTTGATTGCTGATCGGACCAGCCCTGGTAGGCGTGATGCGATGTTAGTAGTTTGCTTGGTTGAGATGTTGCCCAGGTTACCCGAGAAACAAAGGTTGCTACAAACCAGCACCTGAGAGCCTAAGGCAAGACCGCGAGTAATCAACTGGTCATGCGAACCGCGAAGTCCTAAAACGATGCGGTGGTCCCGGCCTTCAGCTGGGATATACTCACCTTCGAGGGCTGGGATAGTTAACTCAAGTGCTCCGAATAACCGTTGGTTGTCGTGGCTGGTTACGAACTCCTCTCCGACGATCTCGATCCCTGCGATGTCCAAACCGTGGTAAATAGTCTCAACATACTCTTCAAAAGAGTAGGGAGCGTGGAAGGCTCCAAGAGGTGGAGGAGTAGGGATACTTGCTAACTGGCCGCGAGTATAAGGAGTGTTTGTGCTGCTTGGGTAGATTAAGGTAGTCATGTTGTTCTCCAAAAATATGTGTGATGGTTAAGGTGGCCAGGTATTCCCCGACTTCGAGATCCATTCTACAGTACTTTCGGAAAGTGTCAACTTTTATTTGAAATTAGATGAATTAATATGACACTTGCAATTATAGGGCGTCATATAGTATAGTTATGGCCTTGCCCTTTTTGGGAATTTTAACAGACAATGTCAGACAGAGGAAACTATTATGACAGCAAGAATTCATGATGATAACGGGGGGGATGCCTTGGTGATGGCGGCGGGGTTCCCTTATGAGGAAGCTACAAAAAAAAAGCTTAGTTAAGCGAAAACCGGTATTCGGTCACGGTCTGAATGACTCCCTGTACCAGACCCACTTGAAGGTGGGAGGCATTATGTCTACTTTGAAACAAAAAAGCCCCTGTACCGCTATGGAGGGCAGAACAGGGGCTTTTAGAGAGCCATCACAACACTGGTGAAACAAAAACTTAGAGAGTAGATCTTACAAAAAACGACGAAACAACACGTTAGGAGAAGTTTCATGATCCATAATATAGACAACACCACGTTTTTGCAAGCACTTTTCGGCCCCGAGTGGGACCAGGTGCATGTTAACTCGTTCTTAGTCGATCCCAGCGCGATAGCTAATGACCGTCGCGGTATATGCTGGAATACTAACCACTACGGCCCCTGGGCCACCGCTGGCGGGTTGCCGGCTGGCAATCAGTATTTCGACATAGCAACATTCTATCCTGCAGAAGACGGCGCTATACGCCGTCGCAAAGCCTTATATAAAAGGTGCCACGTCTTTGTGCTGGATGATGTCTCGGAGAAAATTCCCGAGGACCAGGCGGCGCGGTTGCCTGCGCCATCGTGGATCCTGCGGACGTCGGCTGGTTCTAACCAGTGGGGCTACATCCTTGACCCGGTTCTCGCGGGTCGCTTTCTGGACTACACGGAAGCGGAAGTCTGCAACGCTCAAGATATTTTGATCAGTAGCGACCTGGTTCCTAGTGGTAAAGATCCTGGAATGAGAGGCGTAACCCGCCTGGTGAGATTGCCTGAGGGTCACAACTCCAAGGCGTCGAGGCTGGTTGACGGCTGGAGACCGTTCAATTGTGAGATAACGTTGTGGAAACCGGAAAACCGAACGACACTGGAGGCTATCATTGCGCCCTTTGCCCTGGAGGGGGAGACGAACCGAACGACACTGGAGGCTATCATTGCGCCCTTTGCCCTGGAGGGGGAGACGCTCGACATGGTGCGCCGCGAGACGGTAACCGAGGGACAGCAGATTGTCTCGGATCACCCGGTTTTGGCAGTGGTTGACGTGCTACAGGACAAGGGCGGCGGGCAATACGATGTGGTATGCCCTAACGTTGGCGATCACACGGACCATGATACCTCGGGTACAGCTATCTGGACATACCCTGATGGTCGGGCGGGCATTAAGTGCCACCACGGTTCTTGCCTCGAATTTACAGGGGCGGGGCTGATGGCCTGGTGTCGAGAGCAGGAGGGCTGGCAGGCAGCGCGTGAGCACTTCCAGGCCGCGAGGGCAGCGGACGCGTTCCGTGATGTTGAGGCTGCCAGCGGCGCGGGTGAGAGTGGGCAGGATATGGCCCCGGTTGCAGACACACCGGAATGGGTGAATCAGTCGGAGATATTCCACAATATAGTGACGATAACCGAGGGGCGCGGCGGTTTCTTCAATCTCGAATCGCGGGCATTCATTGACAATGGCGGCGTGATAAATTCCAACTGGGCTGAGCTTGTCGACGGCGTGTTGCCGGCAACCTGGCTACGGACTATGCCTGGTAAGATGACGGCGCAGGGCGTGGGTTGGCACCCGATAGGTGATAAGTTTATTCACCTTAACGGTCGTAAGTTGGTCAATTCCTATCGTGAGCCGCACATTATCCCGATCCAGAATGATGACCTCATTAAGAACTGGTTGTTCCTGTGCGAATATATCTATGGAGAGCACGCGAAGTTGGTCATGGATCACATGGCCTTTACCTTGCAGCACCCTGATAGAAAAATTCGCTGGCAGGTGCTGACAGTGGGCAAGCCTCGCACAGGAAAGACGATGAGCGTTGAGCCTTTAAATTTGATCATGGGCGACGCTTCCAGTGTGGTATCTAAAGACAATTCAGGGGAGGCGTGGGGTGATGTGTTCGCAAAGTCAAAGGTCGTCATATATGAGGAGATCGATCATACCATTGACTTTGATGTTCTCAAGCCCCGGTTAGCTAATAGCGGCCTGGAGCACCTGAATATCAAGGGGCAAGGCTACCTGGTGCAGATGAACTTATATTCTATGTACCTGTTCTCGAACAAAGATGACGCATTACAGTTCGATACCGATCAAGACAAGTTGTTAGTAATCCGTGCGCCTAGTGAAAAGCTCGACGAGGCCACGTTCTATAAGCCTTTAGGGCAGCAAATGGAGCGTAGCGCAGAGTTCTTAAGCGCGGCCTATTACCACCTGTTAAACCGGGATGTTAGCGACTTTCAGTATCACTCATTACCTGAGCGAACCGAGGCGTTATACGCCATGCACAAGGCCTCACGGGATCAGGCTGAAGTGGCTATTCTAAGCGCCATTAAGCACCTGGATGGCCCATTCTCTCTAGGTCTAGCCGAACAGCCAGCGATCAAGAAATGGCTACGTGATAACGGCTATGGGCGGGTGCAGGATAAGAGGCTGAAGGAAGTCATGCTCTCTGGGGGCTGGGTGGGGTGCAGGGGGCAAAAGAAGATCGACGGAAAGAACGATACTCGCAGGTTTTGGGCCCCGGTTGCGGCGGTCGAAAACTTGTCATCAGTCGAACTTCATCGGCTATTTGTTGAGGCTATGGGAAATCCTTTTGGCGTCTAGGAGAGACGGGCCGTCTGTAATGGATGGCGAGGTAGCGCGGGGTAGTCGGCTGGTATGCGGGTAACTGGGTGCGGGGTGGCTACCTCTTTCAGCTTTATAAATCATATAGTTACAGTAAAGGTAGTCAGGTAGACTATTAAAAGCTAAGTTATATGGAATCAGTAAAAGTCACGTCTGGATTAGACGGATAGAAAAAGCCACTGAGTTATATGTTATTCTATCTAGTAGAGTAAGCGAACCCCGCTACCTCGCTTCCCCGCTCCCTCCCCGGTTTTACTGGGTTCTTGAAACGTCTATTCTGGACGCGTCTGATCGAGACGGGACGATCTCACGTCTGATCCAGACGCGTCTAATCGAGACGGATGGTCGTTTTAGGCCATTTTCTTTCCGGTTTCGGCGGATTGTGTGTTACAATGTGGCCTCGCAACATAATTTAGGAGAAAGAACATGATTGACGAACAAGACCGACCCGCGCTTTTGGCAGCTATAGACCTGATACACGCGCACATCTATTCAGGCCCGGGTACCGCACGAGAGATATATCACCAGAACCATCCAGACCTTGAACTTGAGGAAAGTAAAGTGCTGATGGCCCACGCATACGGCTTATTAGCCTCCGAGGTGTTAGCGCCCCTTGACGCAATGATTGCGGCGGGCTCGGTTATCGGCCCATTGCAGCAACAGCGTAACCGTGTCGCTAATCGCGATCGAATCTCGAAAGGCTGAAATTAGCGCACCCCGGTTTATACGTGCTACCATGCGCCGTATGACAAATCAACAACTATCGAAACCAGATGCCCGCGCGGTCAGAGACATGATCCTGTTGCGGGCTGACTGGATCCTAAACAGCAGTATCAGGGCAGCATGTGGCTTTGTGCCGCAATTGCCGCCTGATATGGTTGACTTCACGACGGACATGAACGAACAGCGCATGGTCCCCGAGATGAAGCCACTGGCTGACCTGTTGCGGGCTGTTGCGCCTGTGATGAAACTTGAAGACGACAGACAGGCCATCGCGTTAGAGCGGAGGAAAGAGATATCAGACAAAAACGAAGATGAGGCTGAACAGATCCTGGCATTATGTGCAAGTGGTCACCTCTCGGTTATCGAGAGCACGGCCATGATCGAACAACGCAAGCCAATGATGGAAATGGCCGCAAGAACGAAGATTATAGCCGCTATGGAGGCGTTACAATGACAGACCCTAGCCAAAGTGTGGATGACACACTAAACGGCCGTGAAGAGCGTTACGGAGCCTTTACTGGACATGCGGAAATTGCGCAGTCACTCAAGGACAACATGTGGAGAGCGCCAAAGTGGGAGGACCTGGATCCGGACATGAAGGAAGCGCTGGAAATGGTACAGCACAAGGTAGCCAGGATTTTGAACGGAGATCCCACGGTTACGGACAGCTGGCATGATATCGCAGGCTGGTGCCCCGGTGCGGTTGGGCTCGGTTCTAGGCGGCCCGCCCCGGGAGACGACCATCTTTGAGGGCGACTTCCAGGGTAATACAACGTGATGACAGTGGCGGCGGCGTTCAACAAAGCCGAGAAGAAACTGGCAGAGATGGAGCAGGACGCGGTTGACGCGACCTTTAGCGTGCCTTATCACGTGGTTGAGGAAGACGACTTCAACGAGTCGCAGTTTGGCACGTCCAGGCCGGTGGTGTTTTGCTCGAAGAGGCCCGAGATTGAGCACCCAGGGACCGTGTATCTCCCGGTTAAGGCCCGGCACCTGTTCAACCCCAAGCGATTTAAGGTGCCTGAAGGCGGGCGGGGATCAGCTAAGTCCCGATCAGCAGCCACGGCACTGGTTACCAGGGAGTTGCAACACAGTATCCAGGAGTCCGTACACAAGCTATTATCCGACACTGTGACGCGACTAGGCTACGATAAGCACTTTACCATCACCAATACCCACATTCGTTGCAAAAACGGCTCAGAATTCATTTTTAGCGGTATTAAGAACAACACAAACAAGATCAAGTCGATGGAAGACGTGGACGTTTGCTGGTGCGAGGAAGCAGAGGCCATCACAGAGGCCAGCTGGCGTATCCTAACGCCTACAATCCGAGCATCTGGTTCAGAGGTATGGGTAGTGTTCAACGCGTATGACGTCGAAGATCCCACCTACACCCGGTTTATTACTCCCTGGGCTGACATGCTGGAAGCGGACGGGTTCTTCGAGGACGACTTGCATCATGTTGAACGCATGAATTACACGGACAACCCATGGTTTCCATACGAGTTGCAGCTGGAAATGGAGAAGATGAAACGCGAAAACTACCGTGACTACCTGCATGTGTGGCTAGGACAACCGGTGGGCGCGTCTGAGAATGCAATTATAAATCCTCTATGGGTCAGAGCTGCCATTGATGCACACTTGGAGCTAGGCTTCAAACCAGCAGGTGTGCGTTCGATCGGGTTTGACCCAGCAGATACAGGCAACGACAGCAAAGCATACGCCGTTCGTCATGGCTCAGTCGTTACACATTGTCGCGCTTGGTTCGATGGTGACATAACGGACGCTATCACCACGGTTTTCGATGCTGCACGCGACCTGAACGCCACCGACCTGGTTTTTGATCAGGTTGGGGTGGGATCAGCGGTTAAACACCACATTAAGCTACTGGAGGGGCGCGATGCCTTCACAACAACCGGATTCCTGGGAAACGATATCCCGCAAGACCCCGCAGCCAAGTACTTGGGTGATAGGCGTATGGATGACACATTCAGAAACAGGAGAGCGCAGGCGTTCTGGTTCCTGCGAGATCGGTTTGAAAAGACTTATCGCGCAGTTGAGAAGGGTGAATACATCGACCCCAATGAGCTCATAAGCCTTGATTCCAGCATGGAACCAGATCCAGATTGAAAGCAAAGATGACATGAAGAAGCGGGGACTGAAGTCTCCAGGCCTGGCAGACTCGCTCATGTACGCATTTAGCAACCCGGCGCCATCCAAGGGCTGGGATAAACCGATAGAATATCGCAAAACAGGATACGCATAACATGAAACTAGACGAAGACAAGATACTGTCCATTGTGGGGGCTGAACTAACCCAGGCCACCAACGGGACCTTTAACAGCGAACTAGACGGTAACCGGGAGCAATCGCTTGACTACTACCTAGGCAACTTGCCCGGCGCTGCAGAAGAGGGACGGTCGCAGGCGGTTAGCACCGACGTGGCTGACGCGATCGAATGGATCCTGCCGCAGATTATCAAGGCGATGGTGGGGAAAGGTCCGATAATCACCTTCGATGCTATCTCCGCACAGGACGAAGAGCAGGCGGCGCTTGAGTCGTCTTTTGTTCACTCGGTTTTCATGAGCGACAACCCCGGTTTCTTGAACTTGTATGAGTTCGTCAAGGATGCCTTGATGCAGAAGAACGGGATTTTCAAGATCTACTTCGATGACACTCCAGAGGTGACCAAAGAGCAATACGACGGGATCACTCAGCAACAAGCTGAACACCTGGCCATGGATCCAGCGGTTGAAGTCACGAAGATGGAACAGGATGAGCTGGTTCCTGTGCCGCCTGAAGTCATGCAGCAGTTTCAGCAGCAGATGCAGCAATACCAGCAGCAGATGCAGCAACAGCAGCAACCGCAGCAGCCAGGACAGCAGGCACCAGGACAACAGCAGCCGCAACAGCAACAGCAGCCACCGCCACCACCGCAGCAACCGCAACCGCAGCAGTTATTTCATGTGGAGCTAACGCGTACGAGTGATCGTGGGCGCGTGGTTGTTGAAGCGGTGCCGCCTGAAGAGTTCAGAGTCAATGAATACCACAACAGTTTGAACCTGCAAGATGCTCGGTTTTCAGCGCAGGTGGTGTTGAAAACACGATCCGAGTTGGTAGAACAGGGATACAATCGCAAAGTGATCGAAGACGCCCCAACCGGATCAGAAAATCTATACCAGCGCGAATATCGATGGAATGCGCAGGAAGAGGGCGGAACCAGCTCCGAGAATCAGTATAGTGACGATACCAGCCAGGACTTGATTGAAGTGTCCGAGTGTTACATGTTGATCGACATGGATGGGGACGGTATCGCAGAATTACACAAAATTACTACTATCGGGGGCACCAGTCCAACCGATATCCTGGATGTGGAACCGGTCGAGGAAAATCCGTTCGTGTCATCCAGCTGTATCATTATGCCTCACAAGTTTAACGGGCTATCGATCTTCGACCGGTTGAAACAGATCCAGGATCAGAAAACCAGCTTATGGCGTAACGTGCTGGACAACCTGTACCTGCAGAACAACCGGGAAAAAGAGGTGGTTGAGGATCAAGTAAACCTTGATGACTTACTGATATCACGCCCTGGAGGCGTAAAGCGAGTCACACAGATCGGTTCGATCCGAGAGCTAGAGGTTCAACCGATCGGGCAAGAAGGGTACCAGATGTTGGGATACCTGGACACAGTCCGCACCGGGCGCGTAGGCGTATCACCTGACACCATGGGAGCGTCCCTCCCGGTTGGTGGTGACACAGCCCACGGCGTAGAGCGCATGATGAGCGCGAAAGAGGAGCTAACAGCCCTCATGATCCGATCGATAGCTGAAACAGGGCTGAAGGCAGCGTATGTCTTGATCCGAGACCTCCTGGTTCGCCACAAGCGAGGCGAGGAAGCGTTTAAGTATCGCGGTGACTGGGCACAGATCAACCCGTCCACATGGGGCAAGCGATCTCGTACAACGGTTACGGTTGGGACAGGAACCGGTGATGACATGCGGAAGCAAGGCGCTTTACGCGAGATCATCGGATACCAGGCGCAGCTTGCCGCTTCAGGTGAGACAGCCTTGGTTGGAGAGGAGCAAGGGTTCAACGCGCTGGATGAGTTCTGTTTATCGACCGGGCTACAGGGCGGAGAAAAATACTTCCTAGATCCTAAGTCACCACAGGGCAAAGAGAAACGCGCCACTATGGATCAGAGCGCACAGGAAATGCAGCAGAAAATGGATGAGATGAACGCCAAAATTGCGGACGCGCAAACTCAGATGGCACAGGCGGAGATGGCGAAAGGACATGCAGCGCTTCAAGGGCAGCAGGTCAAGGCGCAATCCGAACAAGCCAAGGTACAGGCAGCCGAACAGCAGATGATAATGGAGGCTCAGATCTCGCAGTTGACACAGCAGCTTGATGAAGCCAAAGCGATGGCGGACGCGTTCGACAAGGACGGCCGGTTGAAACTGGACACTGAGAAGATGAACCAGGACACTCAGACCAAAATTGCTAAGCTGGAATCAGATATGGCAATAGCCATGCTGAAAATTAAGCATGATAGCGAGAAACTTCAATCCGATAACGTCAACGCTCAACTGGACAGAGCAGAGGCGGCTAAGCAACGGGAGGACACCGACGATGAGCCGGAACACCAGGAATAAGCGGTTTGAACTGAACCCGGTTGATGCCAGAGATGGCTGGGCCGGCCTGTTATCAGAAGAGGAGGTATTAGGACGTGAGAGAGCTATTCGTGACCACTTTGCACAGGGGGCCTTCTATGGACGACCGGATCGATCGGTTCCAGTACCCCCAACCCGCACTCTTCAAGAAATTGCAGACCCTTATCTCACGGCGGGATCAGCTATTGCGGGAACAATTCCAGCAGGAATCGGAGGGGTTTCCGCTGGGATACTCGACGCCGTTGGGGGTGGATCGGACCCGTTGGGGGCCGCCGCAGCCACCGTGCGAGGAATCCAAGACGATCTCACCTTTATGCCCCGATCCTTACGAGGATCGGAAGATCTACTCTCCGCTCTGAAGTGGATGGAAGAGAACCCGGTTCTCAAGGCGATGGAGGACGGACAGAATTACCTAGGGGACAAGACCCTGGAGGTCACAGGCAGCCCGGGACTGGCAACCGCCGCATTCCTGGCCCCTGAGTTGATAGAAACGGCGTTCGGAGCGCCAAGCGCCCTGAATATGGGGCGCAAGGTATCGAAACAGCTAGCCCGGTTAGACCCGGGCGTGGTCGGATCGGGATCCGCTAAAATGAGCGGCAACCAGACAGGCGGGATCGGGGGCATGAATGCCCAAGGGCTAAAACCTGGAACGTCTAAGCTGGCATACGCAATGCGGCAATCGGGGGCCTCACCAGATGAGATATGGAAGGCAACCGGGGACCAGTTCGGGCAGCCGGCGTACTTCGATCGGGAAGGCAATTTCGGTTTCGAGTTCGACGACTCGAAGGCCGCGTACCTGGCACAGCCTCGCAGCTTTGAACAGGACGTGCTGGATCTAGGTGACAAGATAACGCCCCTGGAGCGGGGCCGGTTGATGGAACTGCGCAACAAATACCATAACAGGACATGGCAAGAAACCCTTGAATTCAAGGACATGACCGAAAAACTCGGGATGATGTCGGATTACGGGTCCATGCGGGCCCACTTCCAACACCCTGAAATAGACAAACACTATCCTACCCTGTTAGACGACGTCCAGTACCGTGAGCAGGATATACCCGGCGCGTATGGGGAATATGCTGACAACCAGGTGACTATCAACCCCTGGGCGCACCAGGACGGATCGGTTCCCGGCGGGATGCGATCCACTAACTTACATGAACTCAGTGGCCACGCGGTACAGGACAAAGCGAACCTACCGCGCGGCGGTAACCCTGGAGAGTTTGCCAAGGAAGAGAACGCGGGGCGGATGCGAGTAAATGGGTTTATGGCCCGGGCTAAGGATGCCGAGGCGGCGGGCGATACTGCACAAGCCGCCGTGCTGATGGATAAGGCCAGGGCGCTGCAGGCCAAGCTATTTGCTGACCCTCGGACACCCGACGCCAAGTATTACGCATTGACAGGGGAGGCTAACGCAAGAGCTATCCAGAAACGACGAAACATGACGATGGAAGAGCGATTAGCTAGACCGTTTTACCGAGACTTCGATGATCGGGGCCTTTGGGACCACCAAATTGTGAAATACAGGTAATAATTATGGCTAAGATATCGAAAGCAAGAGCACTACGTCAACAGATAGCCAGGCTGGCAGCTAAGCAGCGACGACAGCAGACGCACGAGGCGGGGGGTCCTAAAGTCCGCAACATGGCAGACTATGACCCCGGTTCCTCCACTATGAAGGTCGAGGGTGTGTCAGGCATGGTTGATAACTTGAGGGCGGGCACACAAAGCCACTTCAAGATTGACGATCCGGACATGCCATACAGTGACCAGGCCCGCTACGATAGGGCGCACCAGTTACTCTTGCAGAATGACGACGGATCACCGGTTTTTGAGTCAATGGGCCTGTTATTCGATGAGGGCAACCGGAAGCCACAGAAGCGGGGAAATTCTCCGGGTATGTGGATGGACGAGACGGGCGAACTGAACCGTAGCCCGACAACAGAATATACGTTCGACAAGGCTGAACCGTGGCGTCAAAACCTGGCCGGGGATTATGCCATGGCGGTTATGGGTCAAGATGGCGTGGCGATCTCAGACATGCAACCAGGGTTACCTCGGGGGCCCGGCTACGTGTCGATCATGAGGCAACCTGGATCAGGCATTGAGAAATCGCTGGATAAGCTGGGATTACTGGAATCACAGATGGACAGCGGCTTTACAGGGCCCGGGCCCCGCGTCGGTTTAGGCAGTGATACCGCATTCGGAGCCCCCGGTTCCCGAGGCGATATCATTGGATCTATGGGCGAGATCTCACCGGCAGAAGCGATGCGGTGGAAGATGGCCATCGGAGACGGGGCTGAGATGTTCCACAGGCCTGGAGGTGACGACGCCTACAGAGCGGCGCAGGGCTACAAATACTCTTCAGTGGCGGATAACTTAGGGAATGTAAAAAATTCCTTCCTGGAAAGAGGCATGGCTAAGGAGTTCGACGTTATGCTCCGACAATCTGCTAAACAGTCGGTTGAAGCGTACAAAAAGATGGGCAACATAAGCCGGACGAAAGGCAACCCTAACTTCGGGATCGTGTGGGACCACCTGAACATGAAGGAGAATAAAGGGCGGATGGCTGATGAGATCTTGCAGGAACTGATTGATACTAAGACTATCTCTATGGAGGAAATGAACGCTATAATGCAACAGTTTTCACCTCAGTCACAACCACAAGGACTCCTAGCATGAACACTAACAATTTGAGACAGAAAGCAATAGAAGACCGAATTGAACAGGAGCTTTACGAAGCGCAGGAAGTTAAGAAAATTAAGATCCGGTTCCTGGATGACTTTTTCGACAGGAAGGAGAAGGAATTATGGGACGCCTTCGGTCGTACTAAGATCGGAGACTCTACAAGCCTAATCGAGATACACCACCAGTTCAAGTCGCTCAACGCCCTCAGAGCAGAGGTACAGACAGCGGTTAACACTGGTAAGTTGGCGCAAGCCGAAAAGGATGCTACGCGGCCCGCGTAGCATTGACAATAACACGTAAAACAGGTATATACTATGTCAGAAGTAGAAACTAACCCTACCCCAACTGGGGCGGACGTTGACCCTTTAGATCAGATTGCGGATCTTCTAGTCGAAGATCCAGAAAAACAACCAGATACAGCAGAAACACAAGTTGACGCAAAAGCTGGCGACGCGGGCCCTGATGGGGATCCCGACACGCCTACCGCTGATGACGATGCGACGGTTGCAGATGCACAGGTTGTTGATGGCGATGATGGCGATGGCGATGACGACCGCACCCTCTCTCAGATGATGGGCCTGGCAGATGATCAGGTAAACATCAACGAAGAAACTGGTGAAATGTCACTCCGTACGAAAGTAGACGGAGTCGAAGAAACTGTAAACCTCAAAGAGGTTTTAGCCGGCTATCAAACATCAAAATACAACACTCAGAAGTCGATGGCTCTTGCAGAGGATCGGAAAACTTTTGAGGCAGCAGCTGGCAAAAAAGCAGGGGAGATCAAGCAAGTGCTCGAACTCAACTCAGCTTTAACGCAGCGTTTGCAGAGTGAGCTATTGCGAGAATTCCAGTCCACTAACTGGGATGAGTTGCGACAGACTGACCCGGCAGAATATGCGGCCAGGCAGCAAGACCAGTCGGTTAGATACAACCAACTGCAGCAGATACAGCAACAAGTACAGCAGCAGTATGGGCAAGCCGACCAACAGCAACAGCAGCAGAACAACACCAACATGCAGGCTGAGCTAGCGAACCAACGACAAGTAATGATGGACAATAACCCAACCTGGCACGATCAGGCGGTTATGAAAACCGAAGTTGCTGAGATCCGGACATTCCTAGCCGACACATACGGGTTGTCTGAGGCTGATATCTCGGTGATATCGGACGCGAAAGCGATCCACATTATCCAGGATGCCATGGCCTTCAGAAAGGGAGCCCCGGTTGCTAAACAGCGAATTGCTGCAGTGCCTAAAATGCAAAAGTCGAGAGGTGTTAAGCCTAAAAAAGTTAGCAAACTCGACAGACTAACCAAAGCGGCGCGGAGTGCTACAGGAGCCCAGAAACGGGACCTACAGACCGACGCCATAGCAGAATTATTAAGCGGGGGATGACCCCAAGGAACGAACAATGAGCACAGCTAATTTAGATAGCGCAGACCTCAAAGCGGTCCCATTAAACGGGCTGATTAAAGAGGACGTTATGAACAAGATATGGGATATCTCGAAGATCCCATTGCCTTTCACAGACATGATCGGTTCTGGATCAGCTAAGAACGCGTACAAAGAATGGACCACAGACGAACTAGCGGCTCCTGATGTGGATAACGCGATTGTTGACGGTGCGGACGCTACAGGCAACGACACCCAGACAGGAGAGCGTGTGGGTAACCACCACCAGACGTCCGATAAGGTCGTTAAAGTGTCTTACCGTGCTAACGCATCTGATACGATCGGTAGAGCTAAGGAATTAGCGTACCAGTTGACTAGACGACAGCAGGAATTGCGCCGTGATGTTGAGGCAATTTCGATGCTTAACCAGGCGTCTATTGCTGATAACGGTGATGCAGTAGCGGGTAAAGTTGGCGGCTTGCCTACGTGGATGCGAACCAATACTGTCAACCTGACTACCCCGGTCGGCTTCAACAACACTACTGGAGTAACTACGGTTCCGACGGCTACAACCGACGGTATCACGTTGACTGAGAGCGCGATCCGTGACGTGGTTGAGAGCATTTACAACGAAGGTGGTGATCCTACAGTCTTGATGACAGTGCCGGGCATTATCAGAAAAATCTCTGAGTACCTATTCACATCAAGTGCACGTGTTGCAACGTTGATGTCTGATCAGGGCAAGAGCTCTGAAAAAGCAACAGCACTTGGATCGGTTAACGTGTTTGTTACTGACTTCGGAACGTTACGCCTAGTGCCTAACAGACTGCAGCAGTTGTATGACGCGGTATATGCTAACCCAAGTTTGACAGCGGATTTCGCGGATGTCTTCATCCTGGATCCTGCGTACCTTAGCTTGTGTTACTTGTACGGATACCGTACAGACAACCTAGCTAAAACCGGTCTAGCGGAAAACCGCCAGATGGCAGTTGATTGGTCTTTGATCGTGAACACTGAAAAAGCTCACGGCATCATTGCATCGGTCGATCCTACTGCGGCTATGACAGCGTAAGATATGATGTACTTGGGGCGGGGCAACCCGTCCCTCTTTTTAGGAGAAATCATGAGAGCAAGAAACACACATACAGCCCCGTTTAACCTGGAATCAGGCGTCTGTGAAGCAGGCGACGAGGCAGAATTTACCGGCGCGGAATTTATGTTCCTAGCCAAAATGAACCGAGCTGAGATCGTCGTAACCGACGAGGAAAAGGCAGCAGCGGCCGAAGAAAACCCGATCAGACCTTTGACGCCCGCAGAAAAAGGCGCGGCAACCAAGGCGGCCAATGCAGCCAAGAAAGCGGCTGATCAACCTAGCTTTACCTGATGGCGATCCACGAGGGACCGATCAAACATGAGTTCCACTACCAGCCCCATACAGGCGTTTTAACGGCGGTTCAGACTCAGGCGACTGAAGACATGATCTTAGCCAGAAACGCGGAGCTGCGGAAGAACCCGGGGGCTCTACGTGACCTGGGGCAGGATGAAGAAGGAGGATCCTGGGGACGGCAAATGGCCTCGATCCCGTTCATCATGTTCCAGGCGGCCATCAAGGCCGGTTTCGACTTAACGAATACAGACGCCAAGTACGCCGCTAAAGAGATGCAGCGGTTTTTGGCAACTCCAAAGGGTAAAAGGTGCCTGGTACAGGCTACCGATACTCGAATTTATACAGGACAATAATTATGGCTGGAAAACTATGTATAGGCGAGCACGCGAACAATATCGGCGCCGGGCATATATCCGCGTCAAAGGCGTATTGTGAGGGCATGGCGTACCGTGCGTCAGGAACGGCGCTAGCAAAGCCGGTGCAGGACAACCCGCACCAGACCACATCTGAGGACTGGCGGGCCTGGAACTTCGGTTGGTCTAAAGCTGATGGCAACGCCGGCGGCTCGATATCCCAAACGGATCTCGGTTGCTGCGCTGCAGTGCCACCGGTTCTTGTGTGATGTTTAGTCCACTTTTAATGATGCGAACCAGGGGCCTTATAGGGCCTTTTGTCGGTAAACATTTCAAGGTGCCGGGGTTATCGCGTAGCGCAGGCAACGCCCACGCAACTGGTGGGCCATCAGGCCCCCCGGTGTGGGATGCCTCGCTTCCTGAAGTCAATGTCCCTCAGAACGGGGCGTGGACGCAGGACCTGAACGACTTTACCAGCGGTGCGGATCCGCAAACGTTTGCGATCGTAACTGGAGGGCTCCCAACTGGGATAACGCTCAACAGTAACGGCACGTTCAGCGGCACCGTAACTAACCTGGGTGGATCCGGTTCGGTCACATACTCAGCAACCAACAGCGCGGGGGCGGCGACGTCAACAACCCAAACGTGGTCATTTTAAATTTTAACTAAGGAAACAACATGGTATACGCAATTTTATTAATTTTTTTCGGAATGTTTGAAGCTGAACAGGCAGTCATTATCCAGGCAGCATGTGACGTGCCACCACCTCAACCGGTTTCGCTATCGTTCGATCATAGGGATGGTGTAATTAAAACATTTGGTGATGGTAGTACGCTAACGGTCACGAATTACTCTACGCTGGCCAGGAACCCGGATGGAGTGGAAGTTTACTTCACGGGTGACTAAGCACTTATCTAGTGTGCTTTTCGCGGTATTTGTGGCTGGATGTTCTACCAGCCACATTTACGTGAACAGCGGAAAGGGCGGGAAAGCTGGACCCGTCGCAGACCTGGACGCGGATCTAGCTATCGAAGTAGGCAAAGAAGTAGGGTCTGAAGTAGACACTGAAGTTATAGGCATAACCCCATGAATTATACCGAGATTAAAGACGCTGCCATAAGTTTCTCGATGAGAACGGACAGCGAGACAGCCAGCCACGTGGATACCTTCCTCAGGATGGTAGAAGCAAGGCTCGACCGGTTACTCTCTATCAGGATCTTGATGAACAGAGCGGTCCTAAGTTTGATCGAGGGAACCAGCTACTACGCTACGCCGGCGGACATGCTCTCAATCCGTGACATCCAAGTAAACAGGGACGGGGTCATGATCACCCCGGTTTATGTCAACCCTGAAACCATGAATAACAA